ATAAACAATGCAATTTCTGGGAGGAAATATAAATGTCGTCTAAAGATCTAGTTATACAAAAACTATCAAACTCACCGTTGGTTAAAAAAGAGTATAAAAAAATGTTAAGTAATATTAATGCAACATTACCAGCAATAAAACAATCAAGTTCAAACTTTTACAAATCACATTCACAATTTATGGGAGTGATGTTAGATGTTACAGCAATTACACCTATCAGGTCAGTTAAACACACACTAGCTGAATTAGATAAAACTAGAATGGCTCTTGAAGAGGCACAACTTAAAATGATGAAAAAAGATATAGAGCTTCGTCAAAAGGAAAAACAATTAGCTGATGGAGATTTTAAAGATGAATTAGAAAAAGAACTATTAGAGACTGAAATTTTAGAGATCAAAGTAAACATGAATAATATACAAAATTCAGTATCTGGCGCTATCAGAAAAATGAATTTTTTTACTAATCAATATAAAAGCATTCTTAAAAAACTAGGTAAAGAGGATATTACAGAGGAAGAATATGAAAAAGAAGAGTCTAGATATCATGTCATGACTTGTATGAAACAAGCCCTAAACGCTGCTAGAGCTAGAGGTGGAGTTATTGATGAAGGGAACTTGATTTATCTCTTCGATATGGGTATAAACAGTGCACAGGCACAAGCAGAAATCTATGCGTATTTAAAAATGGAAAATACATTAATGGATCAAGGCAAAGCGCCTACTCACGAAATGACCATGCAATGGTTAGAAGCGTGCGCTGACAAATTCTCTGGTGATTCTGTAAAATTTGCAGAGCGTAGAGGATTTAAGCTATACGATGAACAATCGCTTAACACTAAATTAATAGATAATAAGGATACAAAAAATGGCAAATAAAATAATTAAATACAAGCTAACTGAAGGTGGAACTATTCCAACTTATATAGCTGACGGTGGATACTACCCAAGAGCTAACGGAGGAGCTTCTCCTCAAGATTGGGATTTAATTGGTGCAACTGTTGATGGATCTAGTGAAACTGGATTAGGTGAATTAGAAAATGAAGCAGCAGTAAAAACTTATTTAGATAGCTATACATCTGATTGGAAAATTACAAGAGCAGATGGCACTGAAGAAGATTTTAATCAAACTAATGCAGCAGCTGGTATTTGGGCTAAAAAAGTAGATTAAGGAATTTAAATGGCGAACTACCCGCAACTTGATAATTGTTCGGGCGTATGGACTTTAAAAGAAGTCAATGACGCTGTTATGGGTGGCTACTGGCGTAATGCAGGGTCCCGTGCTGTTTTTGGTGGAGGTTATACTCCTTCTGCTGCAGTAAATGTAATAGAATTTATTACAATGGCATCGACAGGAGATGTTACTGATTTTGGAGATTTATCTGGAATTAGACAAAACTCACACAATGGTAACGTAAGTTCTTTTATAAGAAATACTTTTGCTGGTGGATATCATGGTGGAAGTGTAACTGATCAAATAGATTATATAACAATAATGAGTGCTGGTAACTCTGCTGACTTTGGAAATTTGTCAATAGCAACAGGGGGAGAACCTGCAGGTATGTCTAGCTCAACTAGAGGAGTTTATGGCACAGGAGCTATTGCACCCTCTCCAGGAGAAACAAATACAATCTCATTTATTACAATGGCCTCAGTGGGTAATGTTGTTGATTTTGGTGATGCAACAGTTGCAAGATTTTCAGCTACTGGTTTGTCTAGTCCAACTAGAGGAATTATGGCTGGAGGTGGAACACCATCAAAACAAAATACAATAGATTTTATTGAAATAGCTACAACAGGAAATGCAACAGATTTTGGAGATTTGACTGTGGGTAAAACAGGTCCTGCTGGTTGTGCCTCCTCTACTATTGGTTTGATATCAGGAGGAGCTAATGGTGGTAGTAGTAATACTATTGAAAAAATAACTATAGCTTCACGAAGTAATGGATTAGATTTTGGAGATTTAGTTGCAGTAAGAAACAAAGGAATAGGAACTACTAATTCTCTTAAAGCAATTTTTGCTGGAGGTAATCCAGCAACAAATGTTATTGAAGAAACAAGATTTTCTACTGGAGGAGCTACAACAGATTTTGGAGATTTAAGTGCTGGTAAAGCAGGATTAGGTGCAGGGTCAAACGCACACGGTGGTTTGAATGACGGGTATCAAGGAACAAGACCATCTCATGTACCTGGAACAGGAAGAGGTTTAGTTTTAGGTGGAGCTGAACCTGCCTTATCAGCTAGAATACAATTTATAAATATTCCAACTTTAAGCAACTCAATGGATTTTGGAGACTTAACAAATGTTGCAGCCAGTGGAGGAACAGCTAGTTCACTTACTAGAAGTTTATATGCTGGAGGACAACAACCTAGTGCTTCTAATATAATTCAATCTTTTGAACATAGTTCATTAGGAAATGCCGCAGATTTTGGTGATCGAACAGAAGCAAGGAATCATGTTTCAGGTCTTTCTAATAGTGCAAGAGCAGTTTTTATGGGTGGAGATCCAGCTAGTAATGTTATGGATTATGTGACTATGGCTTCAGCAGGTAATGCCTCTGATTTTGGTGACATGAGTGCTGCAAAATATTTTGTGTCAACAACTAGTTCCTCAACAAGAGGAGTTGTAGCAGGAGGTCATGTTAGTCCTGCAAATATAGATGTCATAGAATATATTACAATTGCGTCAACTGGTGATGTCACAGACTTTGGAAATTTATTAGCAACAGTTAATAGACAAATGAAAGGACCTGTTTCATCTTCAACAAGAGGTGTGTTTGGAGGAGGATATACTAGTCAGTTAATTAATGTTATTCAATATATAACAATTGCTTCAACAGGTAATGCCACTGATTTTGGCGATTTAACAGAGGCTAGAGATTATGGAATGGCTGCTTCTAATAGAATAAGAGGTATATTTGGAGGTGGTTATAATCCAGGATTTAGTAATGTAATCGATTATATAACAATCGCTTCAACAGGAAACGCAGCTGATTTTGGAGATTTATTAGCTGGTAATAAAAGAGCATCTGGCACTTCAGATTCTCACGGAGGGTTAAGTTAATGGCACTTTGGAATATTAAAGAACGATATGATTTAGTTAGATCTAATCAGGATAACGCTATTGGAAATGTAGGTCTGTTTGCTGGTGGCTCTGCACCTTCAGATCCAGTAAATACAGTTGATTCTATTAATTTTTTATCATTAGGTAATGCTACAGATTACGGAGACTTATCAGTTGCAAGAGAAGTCCCTGCTGGATTTAGTAATAGAACAGCAGGTTTTTATGCAGGTGGACACACACCTTCAGATTCAAATGTGATAGATAGAGTTGAATTTGCAACTGCAGGTAATTTTTCAGATTTTGGAGATTTAACAACAGCAACTCAACGACCAGCTGGTTGCTCTGATAATACAAGAGGTGTTATTTTTGGTGGTAGAACACCTAGTTCAACTAATAAGATAGACTACACACAAATGGTTCATAAAGGTAACTGTTCTGATTTTGGAGACTTAACTAGAAATGTTAATTCAATGACAGCTATAGCTGGAGTTACAAGAGGAGTATGTTTAGGAGGAAGAGATAGCCCTAATGATCCTGTTAATGTTGTAGATTTTATAACAATACAATCACTCGGTAATGCTATAGATTTTGGGGATTTAACTCAAGCAAGAGGATATTCAGGAGGAGCTAGCTCATCTACTAGAGGTTTATGTGCAGGGGGTTTTAAACATCCTGCATTATTTAATATAATTGATTTTATAACAACAGCTTCAGCAGGAAATGCAACAGACTTTGGAGATTTAACATCTGTAAGATCAGCTGTTGGTGGTTCTTCTAATGGACTTAAAGGTGCTTTTGGGGGTGGTTATATAAATACTAGTGAAACTTTAATTGCAGCACTAGAGTTTGTAACAATAGCTTCAACAGGTAATGCTACAGATTTTGGAGATATAACTCAAAGTAGAAGAAATGTATCTAATGAAACTGTTTCAAATGGACATGGTGGTTTAACTACAGATATACAACGTCCATCAGTAAACTATATGCCTGGATCAGGAAGAGCTATTATATGTGGTGGCCCTCCATCACCTAAGATTGAAACATTTAATATTTCAACATTAGGTAATACAGTTAATTTTGGTTCATTAATTTTAAATGCAGAAAACTGGGGTGGAGGTTGTGGTAATGCAACTAGAATGTTAGCAGCAGATGGTGGAGCAGATAGTGGTTACACAACACAGATTGAAGCAATACAACTGTCATCATTTGGTAATGGTGCTGATTTTGGAGATAGCACATCAGCAAGAGCTAATCAAGGTTCTCTTTCTAATAGCACAAGAGGAGTTTGGGGTGGAGGCTATGACCCCGATGGTTCACCAGCTTATAGTAATGTTATAGATTATGTAACTATATCAACATTTGGAAATGCTAGTGATTTCGGAGATTTAACTACAAACGGAAGTGGTGCAGGTGGAACTGCTAATTCAACAAGAGGTTTGTTTGGTCCTAGAGGACCAGGTTCAGGGCTTGCAAATGTAATTGACTATATAACAATAGGTTCAACAGGTAATACAACTGATTTTGGAGATGCTTCAGTATCAAGGGGCCAAACTGGAATGGGTGCAAGTTCAACACGAGCAGTATTAGGTGGCGGTTCTAGTCCATCAAAATCAAATGTAATTGACTATGTTACTATTTCTAACACTGGTAATGCTACAGACTTTGGAGATCTAACAGTTTCAGCATCTGCAAGATGTTGTGTTACTAATAATACTAGAGTTGTATGGATTGGAGGATATTCAGGATCACCAACTCAAACAAATATATTAGATTATGCAACTATTTCTTCAACAGGAAACGCTGCTGATTTTGGAGATATAGCCTCTGGAGCAAGAGGTAATATAGCTGGTTCATCAGACTCACATGGAGGTTTACAAAGTTAATTATCCCCCTCAAAATTTAACAAGGGATATATGAAAGACGAATTACTACAATTATTTGCAATACCTTTATTAATAACAAAATATGAGGGTAGTTTAGAAAAAGAAACAAACTACATAAATAATTTACCATACATAGAACAAAAAGGTAATGGTAATTTTAAAACTAAAGATAGTTATTTATTAGAAATAGAAGAATTAAAAAATATTAAAAATTTTATTTACGAAAGTATAAATAAATTTACTAAAAATATACTTCAATCAGATCAGAGATTAGTAGTTACACAATGTTGGGCTAATAAAAATCCACCAGGGTCAAAGCATCATGAACATGTTCATCCTAATAGTATATTAAGTGGTGTATTTTATTTAATACAAGATAAAACATTACCACCTATACAATTTAGTAAAACAGTACAGTGTGCAATGAAATTAGATCCTAAAAAATATAATAGTTTAAATTCAGAAACATTTTTATTACCTTGTACAGCTGGAGAATTATTACTGTTTCCTAGTAGTTTAAAACATAGTGTTCCTACAAACATAGGAAAAAAATCTAGATTAAGTATGTCATTTAACACTTTTAGTATTGATGCACTAGGTAGTGAAGAAAGTTTAACTCATTTAGATATAAGGAGAATAATGAATGAACACAATTGAAGATTATATAATAGTTGAAAATACTATACCAAAAGAATTATGTAAAGAATTAATAGATGAATGTAACAAAAAAGAATGGAAAAAACATACTTGGAATAATTATGCTACAGGAACTTCTGAATCTGAACCTACAAAAGAATTAGATGTTATGCCTTGTACAAAAAAACAACAGGAAAAAGTTACACCATATTTAGTTGAAGCATTAGGTAGATATCAAATAAAAGTATCCGTGCCAGGAGAAAAAACTGAGGGTCCTTTCTTAACAAAATTTAGTCCCATAAGATTTAATAAGTATGAAGTAGGTAATACTATGAGAAAACATTATGATCATATTCATAGTATATTTGATGGTCAGATGAAAGGAGTACCAATAGTATCTATTGTAGCAAATTTAAATGAAGATTACGAAGGATCAGAATTTATGTGTAGAGAAAAAGAAATAAAATTAAAAACAGGAGACATATTAATGTTTCCATCAAATTTTATGTATCCACATGAAGTAAAAGAAACAACAAAAGGAGTACGTTATAGTTTTGTTAGCTGGGCATTTTAATGGCAAGAATAAAATTTAAAGAATTTACACCTAGACCAAAACCTAGAAAACGTCCTAGAAGACACAAAAAGCGATTAAATAAATCAGAAAAACGAATGCAAAAAAAATATAATAGACAGGGGAGATAATGGCAACACCAGACGAAATACAATTACAAAAAGGAACTAT